ATGAATACGTACGAGATTCCGCAGGAAGATTGGGATGAGGTTATGCGGCTGAGCAAAGAAGCTGCTCGAACGCCGGTAATCGCCATGTCCGTCAAGGATGGGATGGAGGGGCGAGACTTCGCCTCGATGGCGAGAGAGCGGGTTTACTCGAAGTGGCGCGAGATAGGCGACATGCTCGGATTCGATGGGTCGAGCGTCTCGCCCGTAGACGAATCGCGGCGTTTGGTGCGGGCAACCCCCATCGAAGAAAGAGGGGAGACATGAACGCGACAGACAACCGGACGCAGGGATTCATCTCCCGAAAGATGGTCCCGCTTATTCGGGCCGCGACGGAGCCCGCCCCATGACCCGCAGCGAGCTACGCCGACAGGTAGACCAGTCCGGTGTGACGGTGATCGACTCTCACACCGTGGAGATCGCAGGGGTGAGGTATCGCCGCTCCGACCTGCCGCCAGAGGGATACGAGGAACGTCAAGTAGATAATCTGATGTCTATAACAAAGGATGGCGGGTTAGTCACTTGCGGGTGGACGTTGGAGTCCGACGAAACGCCCTACACGATATTCGTCCCGAAGGAGGCCGACGATGAGCGGTGAGCATGATGAACTGGCGAGGCGGCGGGCCATGGCGCGGAGGGACCGCCAGCGGGCGGCCATAATGGGTCGCCCTACGGACCCTATCGACGCCTACCTGCGCCGGCTGGAACGAGAGATCGAGGACGTCCGGCAGCGGGCGCTATACGCAGCGGGACCCGAACCGAAGGGAGGACGTACGGTGAAGGCACTATATCTGGTGACCATCCACGACGACAACCGGGCGGACGTTATCGAGGAGCACATGGCGGCCCACGACCCGATGAGCGCCGTCAACATGGTGGGCGAGCGTTACGGCTACTCCCGCCTCGCCGAGGGCGCCGTCGTTAGCGCCACGGTAGACCGTCACCGCGGTGCAAAGCTTGACCACGGGAACGGGCTACGGGCCTACGTGTACGAGTCGCCGATGCTCGAGCGCCCGACCGCGGCCTTCGAGGACCGGGCGCGCATGGCGCACGAGCGGCCGCCGGCGGAGCGCCGCATGACGGCGGAGCGCCGCACGCTGCCGAGCGACGCGGCGGACGAGATCAAGCGCCTGTCGGACAAGGTGGTCGAGCTCCGGCGCCGGAACGAGCGGCAGTTTCGTAGGTTGTTGAGCGCCATCCGTGAGATACTCAACGAGCCGTTCGAGGAGGTCCGTGAGCTATTCGCCGAGCCGAACGAGGAGGATGATCGATGAAAGACACTGGCGACTGGAGGCCCGCGGACGTGGAGTATACGTCTGTCTACAAGGTGGCCGTGAACTCGACCGCGGGCGGAGTGTCGGAGGCGGCGACCGAGCGCGTGGCGGACGAGGCGTTCGAGGCCGTGCGCGGCGGCGGGCGATGGAAGGGGCCGGACGGCGAGGAGTACGTGGCCGTCTTCGCGCCGCACGACCTACGCCGGGGCTGCGCGGACCCGATGATCGTCGGGTATAAGAAGCTGCGCGCGGCGGACTGGTACGTGGCGCTGGACGGGGAGATCGTACTTGGCCCGGCCCGCACGAAACGAGGATGCCTCGCCCATATCAGGGCGAAGCGGGGCAAGATTGTCGCGGCCGGATGGTACACGGCCAAGGGGCACGACGTGTTCATCCGGGGCATGGCAGAGGCCGTACTCGGGCGGAGACTCACCGAGGGGGAACGATGATTAGCGACCGCGCGGCGATCGAACTACTGTGGAGCGAGACGGGCCGGGACGGCTCGCCGCTCGACGACTACGGCGACCCGGTGCTGACGCAGGCCTTCGCCGATATGATGAGCTACTGCCCCCGGGCCGCGGCCGTCTTCCTGTACGAGCCGTCCAGCGGCCTCGACAACTATGTTCGCGCGTGGTACGCGGCGCAGGACGACATGCCGGTGCGGTGGGCGCTGGCCGTGGCCCTGCGGTTCGGCATCGTGACCGGGACGCAGGAACCGTGGTCCGAGTGCGGGCGCCGAATGGGCCTCGACTACTCGACGGCGCGCGAGCACGCGGCGAAGGGGCTAACGTGGCTCTGGATGAGTTTCAACGGCAGGGGCGGGGAGAACCTGCACCAGCTACGGGCGGCAGCGGCGGAGGCCCTGCAGGAGCCCGGCACGCCCGGCGGTCAGCCGGGGCCGGCCGCGCCCCTCGAGGATGAAGGGCTATGGCAACCCACGCACGCCCGGAGATGCCGTAAGTGGTACACCGGGGCGGAGATACGGGCGAGATTCGGGTCTTCGGTCTTTGTTCGCCCCTGAATACCCCGTAGGGTGAGGGGGTAGGCCAGCCACGGCACCCAAATGAACGCAGGGCGAACTTAAGGAGAAGTGATGAGCGACCGAGATTGGACGAACGAGGAGGCCCGGCTGGCCCTTGATATGTACGCGGACCCGGAGGTGACCTATGCGATGATCGGCGAGGCGCTCGGCGGTATCTCGGGCGCGGCCGCGCGCGGCCGCGTCCGTCGTCTCCGGGAGAACCCTCCCGACGACGATGACGACACGACGAGGACGGTAGCTCATCGGGGCACCATCGCCGAGGTGATGGCGGAGCACGGCCTCGACCCGGGCGAGTGGACGGCCGAGCGGGTTACGGTGACGAGCGACAAGACGTGGACGAAATTCGTCCGTACCGTAGACCCGGTGCAGATCGGCATCATCCGCGAGCTCGCGGCCGACATGCTGACGCACGTACCGGACTACGGCGCGCCGGCGGTGACGCGCTCCGAGAGCGCCGGGGAGTACATGTTGGAGATCGACATGTTCGACCATCACTTCGGCGCGGTGGTCTGGGGCGACGAGGTGCTCGGGGAGAATTATGACCTCGCCATCGCGGAGCGAAAGTACCGCGAGGCCTTCGGCCAACTGCTGGCCGTGGCCGAGATGTTCCCGGTGCAGAAGATCCTGTTGCCGTTCGGGAACGACCTCGTACACTTCGAGCCCGGGATGCAGGACGCCGGCAGCGGGGCACGGACGGTCAGCGGCACGCTGCTCGACGCCGACACGCGGTACAAGAAAGTGTTCAAGCGTACACGTATGGCGATGGTCGCCGCTATCGAGGCCGCGGCGCAGGTCGCCCCGGTCGAGGTGGTCATCATCCCGGGGAACCACGGCGGCACGACAGAGTTTGCCATCGGCGACTCGCTGGAGTGCTGGTTCCGTGAGCACCCCTACGTTCGCATCGACAACACGCCGCCCGTCCGCAAATATACGCGGTTCGGCAGCAACCTGATCGGGTTTACGCACGGGCACGGGGAGAAGCTGACCGACCTCCCGCAGATTATGGCCGAGGAGGCCGCGCGGTATTGTGGCCCCGGCGCGTGGGAGGGCACGATGTTCCGGGAGTGGCACGTCGGCCACCGGCACCGCGTCAAGAAGACGATTCACCAGCCGGTCGAGGACCTGAAGGGCATTGTCGTGCGCGAACTGCCGAGCCTGACACCGACCGACGCATGGCACTTCTTCAAGGGTTTCGTCGGATCCCGGCGCGGGGCCACGGCGTTCCTGTGGCACCCGGAGCACGGCCCCGAGGGCGTGTTCAGCTTCAACGCACTGAAAGAGGGGGAGTAAGGTGCCAACCCCGCCGAGGGACAGTGTACGGGTGACGGTGGACGGTATGCGGGAGACGCTCGGCGAGCTCGGGCTCTCGCAGTCGGCGCTCGCCCGGGAGGCGGGCGTCTCCCGGCAGGAGGTGAGCCGATGGTTGCGCGGGGACCGTGCGCCCACGACCCGCAACCTGCTCGCGCTCGCCATGGCATTACAGCGGTTGGCGTACGCCGACGAACCGTGGCCGGAGCACTACAATGGCGACTAACCTACTGCAGTTCCACCGGAAGAAGTGGCGCCCCGAGTTCCACGTCGAGGGCACAGAGTCCATCGTGCGACTGCCGGGCGGGCTCACCCGGCGGAGCGACCTGTTCGGGTTCGCCGACACAGTGCTCGTGGCGATGGGCGGGGGCCTGATCTTCTGTCAGGTTACGAGCCGGAGCAACATGAGCGCGCGGTTGCGGAAGATTCAGCGCGAGGAGACCGGCACCGGGCAGTGGGCCGTGCCGATCCGCGACCTCGCCCGCGAAGTGCTGCTCGCCGGGCACCGTATCCTCATCGAGGGATGGGACCAGCCGGGCGGGAGCGGGACGCGGTGGCGGGACAAAGAGCGGTGGGTAACTCTGGAGGATCTGGAGGTGAGCGGATGACGTACGCTAGGCAGCACCTCTGCCGCCACTGCAAGCGGATGGTCTGGCACGGGTGGTATGACTGCCCCGAGAAGCCGAAGGACCTAGGGATGAACCCCTATCCCTTCCAAAGAGAGGGGGTCAATTTCCTGTTAGCTGATAACCGTCGTTATCTAGCTGACAGGATGAGACCTCGGGCCTCGGAAAGACGGTCCAGACCGTGCTAGCGGCCAAGATCCTGCGGCCCGATACGACGCTGGTGGTGGGCCCCGCCTCGACGCTGGAGAACTGGCGGCGGGAGTGGGAGAAGTGGGGCGGCCCCCCGGGGCTGCAGGTTATCAGCTATAGCAAGCTCTCACGCCGGGGCGGGGGCCCCCAGAGTCTCCCGCTCGTGGTGCTGGACGAAGCGCACTACACAAAGACGCCGACCGCCAAGCGGACGCGGACGGCCCTCGGCCTCGCGGCGCGGGCCGACCGGGCGTGGTGCCTGTCGGGATCCCCGGCGCCGAACGGCGACCCGCGGGAGCTCTATTCAGTGTTCCGCTATCTCTGGCCGGAGCTTATGCCGCCCGGGGAGAGCGGGACGATGACCGCGTGGGAATGGATGCAGCATTTTTGCCGGTGGCGGCCGACGCCGTACGGACCTAAGATCACGGGAACGAGGAACGTCATGAAACTGCGCGGCATGCTCGACAAGGTGATGCTGCGCCGCGACCTCGACGACGTGGGGATAGAGCTCCCCCCGCTCCGGGTGACGGTCCACTACCTGACGGACGCTCCGACGGTGGACGCCCCTGACGAGACGCCGGGGCCGACGCTCCGCCGCCTACTCGGCGCGATCAAGGCGGGGCCGGTGGCCGACCTGATCGCGGGGGAACTGAAGGACGGGGCGTACGACAAGATCGTGGTGATGTACCACCACAAGGCGACCGGGGCGGTGCTCCGTGACGGCATGGCCGGCGTGATGCCGATCTTCCGGTTCGATGGGAACACGACGCTACAGCGACGGCAGGAGCAGATCGACGGCTTCGAGCGGGCGACGCGCGCGGTGTTCCTCGTGCAGCAACAGGCGGGCGGGGTCGGGATCAACCTTCAGAGCGCGAACGAGATTGCTCTGGTGGAGCCCGATTGGTCGCCCGAGGTGAACGCGCAGGCTATCAAGCGGGTGCATCGCATCGGACAGGACCGTCCGGTGAGGGCCCGGGTGTTCGCGGTGTCGTCCACGCTGGACGGCCCGATACTGGAGACGATAGCAGAGAAAGTGGACCGCCGACAGGAGATATTCGGATGAGCAAGGGCGACAAGCGACGGCCGACGGCCGTGGACAACGAGGCGTTCGAGGAGCGGTGGGCGCGCACGTTCGGCGGTACGCCGGAGGACGACCACGAGGTGATAGCCGATCGCGGGGTCGACCCCGGGCTAAATTCTATCGCCGACGCGGCAGCGTGGGCCGAGGCGGACGACGAGAGGAGCGGACGGTGTTAGTATACCTGAGCGGGCAGATGACCGGGATCGAGGGGCATAACTACCCGGCGTTCGTGACGGCCGCGGCGCGGCTGCGCGAACTTGGGTACAACGTGCTCAACCCGGCCGAGACGGCGGGCGGCGCGACGCACCTTGACCGGGAGACGTACCTTGCGATCGACGCGGCGTACGTACAGCAGGCCGACGCGGTGGCGGTGATGCTGCCCGGTGGCTGGATCTCTAAGGGCGCGAAGTTCGAGATGATCTACGCCACGTCCCTCGGCAAACCCGTCTACGTGTACGACGCGGAGAACGGGCTCGGGTCCGAGGTCGAAGTGCTCGACTGGACGCTGGACGCCCGGATCTCGGACGAGGAGATCTACTCATGAGGCCATACTGGGTGACGCGCCGGATGGCGAAGGCCCGGCAGTTCTTTTCCCCGGGCATGGTGCGCCGGGACCGGCGCCGCGACCTCGACTTCATCGTGATGCCCGACCAGACCGTGTACGTGCGCCGGGTGCGCCGCGAACCGTCCGCTCCCCGCGCTGATAAAAGGGGACGTGACCTGAGCGGCGGGGCACCGACCCTGCCATGGCGCAAAGTGAGGGAGGCAAAACATGGGTGACCTGATCGAACTGCCGCAGGCCGGCGAGGAGCGCCCGGCGCACGCTACGCTCGGCGCGTCATCCTCCGAACGGTGGATAAACTGCGCGGGGTCCGTTCGCCTGTCGGAGGGCAAGGAAGACCGCCCGTCCGTCTACAAGCAGGAGGGCAGTGCGGCCCACGAGGTCGCGGCCCGGGCCCTGACGACGGGGCGCGACCCGGCCCTGTGGCTCGGCGCGCTGATCGAGGTTACGGACGGCGACGAGAAGTTCATGGTCGAGGTCACGGAGGAGATGACCGAGGCGGCCGATGTCTTCGTAAACTATGTACGCTCCGTGATGGCGAAGCCCGGCGAGCGCGAACTGTTCGTGGAGACGCGCATCGACCTGTCGAAGCTGAACCCGCCCGCCCCGATGTACGGCAGGGCGGACGCGGGGATCGTGGTCCGGGTGCAGGGGAAGACCGCCATTGAGGTGGTCGATTTCAAGTACGGGCAGGGGAAGGTGGTCGAGGTCAAGGGGAACAGTCAGGGCCGGTACTACGCGCTCGGCTTCACTGTCGCGGCCGAGGTCAAGGCCGACCTTTACAAAGTGACCATCGTGCAGCCCCGGGCCGGGCACCCCGACGGGCCTATCCGCTCCGAGACGTTTACGTGGGACGAGATGGTCGCGTTCAAGAATGAACTGTTCGCGGCGGCCACGGCCACGCAAGACCCGAACGCCCCGCTCATCCCGGGCGACTGGTGCGGGTTCTGCAAAGCGAAGGCAGTATGTCCGGCACTGAAAAAGCTGGCGGAGGAGACGGCGCGGACGGAGTTCTCCAACCTGCCGGTGGTGGCCGGCGATGAGACCGCGCCGCCCGCTCTCCCGGCCCCGGCCGAGCTTACCCCGGAGGAGCTCCGGGAGGTGATGGAGAAGGCCCACATAATTACGGCGTGGATTACCGCGGTGCAGAGCTACGTGACGACGCTGACCGAGAGCGGCATGGACCTCGGGTACAAGCTGGTGCCGAAGCGCGGCACCCGGCGGTGGGTGGACGAGGACGCGACGGCCGAATGGCTGGAGCAGCACCTCGGGGACGCGGCGTACAAGCGCAAGCTCCGATCGCCGTACCAGTCGGAGCAGGCCCTCAAGCAGATCAACATGAACCTGCCCGATGAGATGTGGCAGACGGTCAGCAGTGGCACGAACCTCGTGCCCAACGATGACCCGCGGGAAGCGGTGCCGCCGCCCCTCGGAGCGGCGGACGAGTTCGAGGACTACCTGCCACTGGTCGAGGCGGAGTACACGCCCGACACGAAGAACGCCATCGGCGACCTCAGCGAGGGCGCGGTCGAACCCGAGTGGGCGGTCAGTTGCCACCGGGACGACCTGCGCGACCTGACGGTGCGGGCGGTGAACGAGACGGACGCACGGCGCGTGGCGCGGCTGCGGTGGGACGTGGGCCGACTTCCGAACAATACGAGCGTAACGAACGTAACGAAGTAAAGGGCGTAGCCGCCGGCCCCGGTAAACGGGCGGCAGTCATTGCGCGACGCATTAGACGACGCGCGAACGAGGAGACGGAGCAATGGCGGAGCAGATCAAACGTAGGGTCATCACCCCGGAGTGCATGCTCTCGTACCCACACCTGTACGAGCCGACCCGGTACGATGAGAAGGCCGCGCTGAAGTACTCCGTGGCGGCAGTGTTCCTGCCCGGCACGGACCTCACCGAGATGAAGAAAGCCATCGTCGAGGTGGGTGGCGCGAGGTGGAAGGACTTCGTGGCGGGCGTGAAGTCGGGCAAGTACCACTTCCCGTTCCATTCGGACCCGGAGATGATCGCCGGGAAGGGCTACCCCGAAGGGGCAGTCTACTTCAACGCTTCCTCGGACGGACAGCCCGGCGTGGTTACGCTGGTGCCCGATCCGGCCACCGGGAAGCCGATGACCGCGGAGCCGAGTCAGGTCTACCCGGGAGTTATCGCTCGTCTGAGCGTGACCTTCTACACGTTCCCGGCGGGCGACCGCAAGGGGAACCGCGGTGTGGGCGTGGGCCTGAACAACGTCCAGATCATCCGTGACGGCGAGCGGCTCGACGGGCGCATGGCGCCGGCCGATGAGTTCGACGCGGACCCGGACGCAGTGGCCGACCTGTCGGATCTGGAACCGACGGAGGCCGATGACGGCGGTGACGATGAGTTGCTGTCCGACCTGATGTAGGCCCGCAGGCCCCCGTTTAGGGGCCGAACGGCCGGGGTGAGCGGGGGGTTAGTAAATTGGCCCCGCCACCCCAACTTGGGGGTGAAAAGGTGTTCGACGAGGAGAACCCGAAACAGGGAACTTGCTCGGACGGCAGTTCGATTCTGCCCACCTCCACTATGAAACTGAATCTTGACTTCGAGACGCGGAGCCCGGTCGACCTCAAAGTGTGCGGCGCGCACGTCTATGCGGCGCACCCGGGGACCGAGATCCTCTGCATGGCGTGGGCCATCGGGGACGGGACGCCGCAGTTGTGGACTCCGGAGCAACATATCCCCTCCGCTATTGCCGATACGGTAAGAGATCTGGAGGAGATCCGCGGCTGGAACGTCCAGTTCGAGCGGCTGATCTGGCGGCATATCCTCGGCCCGCGGCACGGCATGCCCGTGCCCGAGCTCGAACAGTACTACTGCACGATGGCCGAGGCCGCGGCGATGGCGCTGCCGCGCTCCCTCGGTAAGTGCGCGAAGGTGCTGAGCCTCCCGGTGGAGAAGGACGCGGAGGGCCGTAAGCTTATGCTCGCGATGGCCTCGCCCGGGAAGGACGGAACGTACCGGGACGAGCCCGGGGACCGGGAGCGCCTCGGCGAGTACTGCGTGCAGGACGTAGTTACGGAGAAGGCCGTGGCCGCTCGAGTCCTCCGACTGCCGCCGGGCGAGCGCGAGGTTTACGTGCTCGACCAACGGATCAATGACCGGGGTATCCGGGTGGACGTGCCGCTCGTCAAGGCGGCGCGGAAGGCGGTGAAGGTCGCGGATAAGATCGGGAACGCTCGCCTCGCCGAGATTACGAACGGCGACGTGGAGAAGGCCACGCAGGTCCAGCGGATCAAGGCGTGGGTCGAGGACCGGATGGCGGTGGTGGACGGGTGGGGGATACCCGATCTGACAAAGAACACCGTCAACGATTTGTTAGCTGGCGATGACCTACCGGACGACGTGCGGGAGGTGTTGGAGATCCGCCGGGACAACGGCCGCACCTCCACCGGCAAGCTGCCGAAGATGATCCTCGGGCTGGTGCTCGACCGCCTGCAGGGGCTGCTCGGGTACCACGCCGCTTCGACGGGGCGGTGGGCGGGCTACCGGGTGCAGCCACAGAACTTCCCACGGCCCGGGTTCGACGCCCGGCCCTACATACCGGACGTCCTGAACGGCGACCTCGACATGATCCGGCTGGATCACGGCCTGATCGAGACGGTCAGCTTCATGCTGCGGAACATGCTGATACCGAGCGAAGGCTGCCGGTTCCTGTCGGGCGACTATGCACAGATTGAAGCTCGCATTGTCAATTGGTACGCGGGCGACATGTTTCAGGACAAGGCGTACGAGCGCATGGCCGGGACGATCTACGGCGTGCCGTGGGAGGAGGTCGGCAAGGAGGACCCGCGCCGGCAGATCGGGAAGAATACCGAGCTCGGCTGCGGGTTCGGGATGGGATGGGAGAAGTTCATCGACTACTGCTACAAGGCCACGGGCGAGCGTCCGCCGGAGGATCTGGCCCGCCGCGCCGTCGATGCGTACCGCGACAAGCACGCGAGGGTGAAGCAATCATGGTACGAGACGGAGCGCGCGGCCATGCGGGCCGTGCTCAACCCCGGCAGCGTGGAGTCCGTCGGCATCGGCGTGCAGGTCCGGTACGTCGTCCGCGGGCAGTACCTCTGGTGCCTGCTCCCGAGCGGGCGGCGGCTGGCGTACGCGCTCCCGGCGATCAAGATGCGGCCGACGCCGTGGGGCGAACAGCGGCCGAGCCTGACGTTTATGGGGACGACGGCGTACGTGCGTCGCTGGCACCGATACAATTCCTACGGGGGGATGCTGGTCGAGAACATCGTACAGGCGCTCGCCCGGGACGTTATGGTCCGCGGGATGAAGAACGTGGAGGCCGCTGGCTATCCGATCGTGCTGACCGTCCATGACGAAGTTCTCTCGGACGTTCCGCTCGACCACGGCTCGCTCGACGAGTACCTCCGATTGCTGACCACGGCGCCCGCGTGGGCCGAGGGACTGAACGTAGAAGTGGAGGGGTGGGAAGGCGATCGGTGGCGGAAGTGATGCGATCAGCGGAGACTCATCTACAGCAAAGGGATACCCGCCGTGGCTGACATTGCGAGGAAACTCTACGACGCCGGCTACCGGGATCTCGTTAGCGTGATTCCCCCGGACGCGGAGCTTTCACCGAACAGCCGTATCACGCCCGAGCAGCGGGGGAAGACCCCCGGGCTGCACGGCGTGCGCGGCTGGTATGGGTACAAGTGGAGCGACGAAGCGGACGTGGAGTTGGCGGAGCGGATCGACCGCCACGGGGCGAACATCGGTCTGCGCGCCCGGAAGTTCCCCGGGCTCGACCTCGACACCGAGGACCCGGGCCTGACCCTCGTGGTCACGAACATCGCGACAGAGATCCTCGGTCCGGCCCCGGTGCGGTTCTCCCGGGAGCCGCGGCGCATGCTCCAGTACCGGACGGATACGCCGTTCCCGAAGCAGGCGGCCGTCATCACCTACAAGGGTGAGAGCCACGTCGTCGAGATGTTGGCCGACGGTCAGCAGTACCTCATACACGGCACGCACCCGAGCGGAACGAAGTACCGTTGGGAGGGCTTCCTCCCGGACCCGTCGCAACTGACGCTCATCAGCGGGGAAAAGGTTGACGCCTTCTTCCGCATACTGGAGCAGCGTCTCGGCGAGCGCGGGGTCGAGGTGGAGATCGTCGGCACGGGACGGCCCGCCGGCACGGCCGCACCGATCCCGGACGAGATCAGCGCGGGGGCGCGGAACGCTACCCTAGTGTCGATCGCCGGCACCTTCCGCTCCCGGAACATCGGCGAGGAGGCCGCCCGGGCGGCGCTACGAGCGGAGAACGCGAAGCGTTGTCAGCCACCGCTGTCGGACGAGGAGGTGGACGGCATCGTAGCGTCCGTCTACGGGCGGTACGCGGCCGGGGCCAGCGTCACGACGATCCCGGCCGAGGATGAGTTCACGGCGGACGCCACCGCGGCGCCCGTCGTAGGTCCGACCGAGGAGGAGCAGGAGAACATCTTCGACCGGGTGCAGCTATGCGGCGACGTGGAGTGGGTCCCGGCCGAGTTCCTGATCGACGGCTTCCTTCTCGACAGCAACTTCAATCTGTTCGGGGCCGAGTCGGGAGCGTACAAGACGACGCTCGCCCTGCACGTAGCGGTGGGCGTGGCGACGGGCGAGGACGTGCTCGGGCACAAGGTCAACCGCACCGGGCCCGTGCTGTTCATATCACAGGAGGATGACGCCGGCACGCTGGACAATCACGCGCGGGCGATCGCGAAGGGCATGGGAGTAGAGGGACCGCCCGAGATCGAGTTCCTCGCGCTGGAGGGGTTCAGCCTATCGAACAAGGCCCATCAGGCGCAGCTACAGGAGTACGTCCGGGAGCGCGGCATCGTGCTCGTGGTGGTCGATCCCGCGGCCTATATGTTCGACGGGGACGAGAACAGCAACACCGACTGGCGGGAGCCTTTCCGGGCGCTGCGCTCCCTGCTGATCGGCGGGGGCGGTCCGGCCCTGCTGGTGGTCCACCACGCCGGGAAGGGGTCGCCGGGCAAGTCGGACCGCGACCGCCTGTTCCGCGGCGCGATGATGATTCTCGATAACTCCCGTACCGCGTGGGGCCTGACGAAGACGGACGACAGCACCTTCACCCTCACCTGCCACAAGATGAGCCGGGCGAAAGAGCCCGAGGCACTGGCGGTGTCGGTGAACGTGGAGACGGACGAGACCGACACCGGATGGGCCTCGTGCGAGTTCGACACCGCTATCGCGTGGAAGGCGCAGTATGATGCGAAGCAGGGGGCGGCGGAGATGGAGGCGCTCGCCTTCCTGTCGGAGAACCCCGGGGTCCTGACCACGGAACTGCAGGACGCGATCGGGGGGACGAAGGCGTTCCGGCTCTCGGTGGTGCGGAGCATGGAGCAGCGCGGGATCATCCGTAACGAGCCCGGGGACGGGAACGCGAAACTCTGGTACGCGACGGGAGCGACGGACGAGTTCACAGCACAGCCACTAGGAGATGAAGATGATGACGTCAGAGGGTCTTAACGCCATGAAGCGGGTGCGGGATTTGCTCGTGGAGTGGGAGTTAGCGGGGAAAGGCAACCGCACCGACCCGTACTTGGGCAGTTAGGGGGTGTGCAAACGAACTCCGTCATGCCATCGAACATCCACTAGGAGATGAAGATGCAGGACAAGAATAACCCGACGCAGACGAAGGCGTCGAACCCGAAGGACGTGCTCGCCGCGAGCGAGAGCCGGGTGCAGATGGGGCTGATCCCCCGCACCGCGCTCATCCATACGGCGATGGCGTTCGCGGACGGGGCGAAGAAGTACGGCGCCTACAACTGGCGCGAGGAGGGCGTGGGGGTGATGACGTACCTCGACGCGGCGGATCGGCACATCGCCGACTTCCTTGACGGAGAGACCGCGGCGGGCGACAGCAAGGCGCATCACCTCGGCCATGCTATCGCGTGCCTCGCGATCATACTCGACGCCTTCGCCGTCGGCAACGTGGTGGACAACCGTCCGCCCATCGCGCCGACCGCCGACTTCATGGAGCAGGTAAAGAGCGGCTCGACCTGCCCGGAGCGCAAGGAGGAGACCGATGGTAAGCGTGTCACTCATCAGCGCGATACTTTGGTGGGCGACTGCGGCTACCCCGGCTGCCGCAGTCGCGTGTGCTATCCCCACAACCCCGGAGGCGACGGTGAACTTTAGCGAGGCGTTTCAGAAGACGGTGTTCGATTGGGAGGGCGGCGACCGGCTGCACAACGTCCCGGGCGACCCGGGCGGGCTGACGAAGTACGGGATCTCGCAGCGGGCGTACCCGGCGCTTCGCATCGCGAGCCTGACGGAGTCGGCCGCGAAAGACATCTACCACGGAGACTACTGGCGCCCGCTCCGGGTGGGCGAGCTCCCCGACGCGCTGCGGTGGGACGTGTTCGACTTCGGCGTGAACGCCGGGCTGCGCCGGAGCGCGGTCGCCCTGCAGCGAGCGATCAATCACTGCCGCGGCGCGCGGGGGTATCCCGAGATCGCGACGGACGGGCAGATCGGGCCGCGGACGATCTCCGCGGCGCAGGGCTTGCCCGCGCTACGTCTGCTGCGCGTGTTCCGCGCGGTGCGGACGCAGCACTATATGATTCTGGCCGACAGGGGGATGGAGAAGTTTCTGGAGGGATGGCTGGACCGGGTGGACGGAACGGCGGGGAACGCCTAAAACCGCTCAGGATCGTTTCTAAGGGCCGCGGACGCAAAAAGGCCACTCCCGTACCCCCGGGAGTGGCCTTTTGCGTGTCCGTCAGCCCTGCGGGCGCCTGTCGCGGAACCGTTGGCTCAGTAAACCGGCCGCCGCGGTGGGCGCCGCGAGCGGACCAAGCTGGAAGAACCCGAGGTCACGAGCGTCGTCCAGAGTCAGACGCCGCTGCGAACGGACCTCCGGTCGCGGGAACATGACCTGAGCCCCCGACTTTCCTGTCATCACCTCGCTCCGAGGAACCTCCAACTGAAACAGTCCGTACGGTGAATCCCTCATGGCCGCCTCGAACCTCTCCGGGCCGAGGTAGTTATTAGGCCGCTCCCTTAGCCCGCGGTGGGTCGCTGCGTCCGGGAACCCAAATATCATCCCGCCGCCGTAGGGATCCGCATGGCGCCCACTGAACCGCTCGGGGAAGTCCATTGACGGGCCGGGCACCATCAGGGTCGGAGCGGTGAGGGCGGCCTGATCGGCGCCCGCGCGCGGTCCCTGAAACGGCCCGCGCCCGGAGCCCGGATCCTCCACCCGGAACACGCTCCGCAGATCGTCCGCGGGCGCCATCGCGCCCTCCGGTAGCCGGTCGAGCACGCCAAGGCGCTCCCCGAGGGCCCGGGCGTGCGTCGGCCCGATCTGTGTAAACTGAGTGAACCGATCGAACATCTCCGGCGTCATGCTCGGGTTCTCGTGCAGGAAGCGGACCGACCCCTGCAGGCCGAGCCGGCTGGACTCTAACGCACGCTTCACGTCGGGCCCGACGCCCGCCATCCGCAGGGCGTCGTCCACCACGCGCCCCCAACCTCGGCCGCCCGGCAGAGCGGCGGCGCCGCCCGCTACGAGCATGCCCTCCTCACTACCGGATTCCGTCGCACCGAGCCCCGCGGCCACCGCGCCGAGGCCGAACAGCGCACGTCGCTGCGCCACGCGATCGAGCCGCGCGGTCAGACCGAAGATGTCGGCCTCCCGGATCTGGCTCGGGTCGTAGTTCGCGAGACGCTCCGGGTCGGCCGGGACGAGCGGGGCGACTTCGATATTCACCTCGCGCAGCATGGCCGCGTTCTCCGGCTCGTTCAGGAGCGTGGCGAAGCTCGGGGCCTCCCCGATCTCCTGCCGTAGCTGGTTGAACGTGGGCGTACCACCCCCGTGCGCGGTCGTGCTCGACCCGAGGAGTTCCGCCGCCCGCGCTTCGAGCGTCTGGCCTCGTGCGAGCGGCTGCTCGCGGAGGTGCTTGATGACGCCCCACCGCATCGCCTGTACGTTCGACACGTCAACGGGCTGCCCCGTCATCTCGCTGAGGCGCGCGGCCGTCCGCCGGTAAGAGGGCGTCATGCCGAGCACGGCGATGTTGTCCACGCGGCGCGCGCGAACGCCGGGCGTTACCGGCCCGCCCCCCGCCCCCGCAAACTCGTGCGTGTCGATCACCGGGCGCGTCCGCACCCGGCCCTCCATCGAGCCGAGGATCGTCGCGTCCAGCAGGTTCGCGCCGAACGGATCGACCTTCACCCCGCTCAGGACACCCTGCGTGTTGCTCATGGCCGCTGCGCGCCGGCCGCCCGAGGCCGTCGGCTGTGGGGCGAACTGCCCTGCCGCCAGCAGGCGCCGGGAGATCAGGTCGTCGACGGGCGTGGTCAGCGCGGTGATCGCGTTGTTCGTCGTCGCACTCGGGAGGAGCTCCGTGCCCGCCGCGTCGACGATCTTACGGATAGCCTCCGGGCCCGTCGGTCTGCCGGCCTGCACCCAATCTCTCCAGATTTGGATCGCGCCCTTCGCGTTGCCCTCGATCGAGGTGCGCGGACTGCCGGCGGCCGCCATCCATGCGAACCGGACCGCATCGTCCTCGCCGAAGGTCCGCAGGATCGTGTCCGCGCTCGAACGGTACCAAGCGTCGAGCTCCGCCCCGAGGAGAGCTTGGCTCGCCATCTCGCGCTCACCCGGCATGAGGCTCGCGATGTGCAGCGCCTCCTCGGCCCGGTGAGGGTTGTCCTGTTCCATCCGCAGGAACATACGTCGCTCGGGCGGGGTGAGGTCTTCGAGGAACTGCTCGCGGTGCGCGACGGCGCGCTCGGGCACGACCTTGTTGAGCTCCGCCCGGTAGAGCGCCTGCTCCGTCATCGCCTCACCGGCCGTGACCGGGGGGCGCCCGGGGCCCGCGCCCTGCGCCGCTCGGGGCGTCGGGACCGGGGCGGACTTGAACTCGGGGTGCGCGAGGTTCAGGATGCTGTACTGATTGTTCTCGATCCCGTACTGGATCGCAGCGTCCTGATCGTCGAACGTCTTCGTAAGGTTGATCTCATGGCCGGAGCCTGTCGAGGTATCCGCGCCGCTCGCCGTACCGATCCTCAGATCGGGGTCGGCCCGTAGAGCGGCCTGCACCTCGGGGTCATCGATGAACGCACGGATGTCAGCCTCGGTGAAAGGCTCCTCCTGAATCCTCGGCGGGATGAGGTCCTCGGCCGCGACGGCCCACAGATCTTCGCCCGCGAGGGTCTCGCCGGTACGGGGGTCGATGGTGCTGCCGCCGTAATTGCTGTGACCTTCAAAGACGCCGCGCGTTGCCGGGGCCGGGTCGATAGGCCGCGCGCGAGCTTCCGCACCGGCCCCGCGCCGCAGGTCCGTAGCGGCGAGGAACGCCTGCTCCTGTGCGTCCGAGATCGGGCCCTCGCCCCTCCGCGCACGATCCGCGTTGATGCGGTCAAGGCGCTCGCGGTGGGGCCCGTCGATCGGGGGGCGCTCGGCCGCGGCCCTGCGGAGCTCCTCCGCGTCCACGGGGTACGGACCTTTCGAGTAAAACTCGGCCCATTCCGACAGAGGAGCGTCCGGGGCGGGCCGCTGGTCGCGCAACGCCTCGCGCCGGGCGGCAACGTCGGCCATCGCCGCGTCCGCCTGAGCGGGCGTGACCATCCCCAACTGCTCGGACTCGTCCGCGCCAAACCGGCGTCCCGTATTCTCGCGGTTGAGGAACACGCCTTCCGGCGTACCGTCGTCCACGATGAAGCCCGCGGTCATATCTTCCAGCGGCATGTCGCGAGTGATTTTCCCGTCCTCCAGCGCCTTCATCTCCACGTTCATGTGCATCGGGTCGCCCCGGAGGATCTCGCCACTCTCCAGCCGGTAGGCGGCCTCTAGCGGCTTCTCCCCGGGCCGTACCGGGGGTAGATCGGGCATGGGCTCGGGAGCGGTACGCGGGTCGATGTAGTTGCCCATGTCGTCCACGGCGCTCGCCCCGCCCGGGAGCCCCTCAGCGTCCGCGCGCTGGCGCAGGAACGCGAGCTCGTCGCCGGTGAGGTTGGGATCAACCGGAGCGCCCTGCTCCGAGGCGAACTTGTGGATCTTGTCGTCCGCCGCCCTCACGGCGTCGTCCACCACTTCCGGGTTGACGGCGTTCCCCTGCAACAACGCCCGAGCTTCGTCGCTCGTACGCGCCACGCCCTGATCGGCCTCGGCGATGATGCTGGACTCACCACGCTTCACGCCCACCACCTTCGCGGCCTGCGCTCGGGTATGGGCCGTACCGGCCGCCAGATTGTAGGCCCCGCCGCCCGCGTGGGAGAACTCGTCGAGCGCGCTCTCTACGTGGATGTTGCCGAGGCGGTTGCGCACCCCCGGCTCCTCGATGTTCGCCAACCAGTGCGAGCGCCCCGTGGGGACGAACACACCGCGCGCCTCATCGAACCACCCGGGCAGCATGGTGTGGCCCTGCTCGACCAGCCTCAAGACCTCGGCCCGCGCCGTCGGGGTGATGCTCGTCAGATCGAGCTTGGCGAGCGTGCCGATTTTCCGCGCGGCGGCGATCGGAATGAGGGCCGCACCGAGCATCGCGTCGATCCCACCCTCGAACAGGCCGCGCTGTAGCGGCGAGGCGTCAGGACCGAGGAACGAGAACTCGGGCACCGTGGCGCCGATACCCCCGGACAGGAGGGCGGGGCCGGCTACCGGGCCGCCCATGTTAGCGGCGGCACCGTAGCCACCGAACAGCGTAGCGCCCGTACCGAGGACGCGCCCGGTCATCGCCGCGCCCGGGTGCCGTGCCTCGATCTGCGTCAGCGGACGGTTGAAGGTCTCCTCGCCGAGACGCTCTGCGGCGCCCTTGGCGCCCGCCATGTCGAGGAGCCCCGCTACGGGGCGTGCGACCTCCAGCGGCCCGCGGAGCATCCCCACGGCCGTCGCCCGCGCCGCGTCCGAGTTGCCGGAGATGATACCGTCCCGGGTCGTCTCCATCGTCGCGTCGAGCAGCCCACGGGCCGCGCCCTCAAACTGATCCCGGTGACCACTGCGGCGACGGCGGTCTATGTTCCGGTCGAAGTCGAGGCGCTGGTTCTGAGTGCGCGACTTCACCACCGACCGGAGCGACTCCAGCCCGTGAACCCCCGGCACGTTTGCCTGTAAGATGAGCGCGTTGATCCGGCCGAGCGAAGTGCCGGAGGTCTCCAGCATCTCCATCGCGCGTAACAGTTCCTCTGGATTCATCTCCGCCCTCCCGGCACCACGTCAAGGCGCGGAACACCCACGCGCCAGTTCGGTTGAACCTGTGTCATCCGCAGTCGCACCTGCCGCGCGGTCTGCCGGATGCTCGTCTGCTCGGACAGAGTGAACGGACCGAACTCGGTCTCGTCCCCGTCCGGGTAGAACTTCAAGAACAGGGTCGCGCTCACGTCGCCCACCGTCTTGTCGTCAGGAATGAGGTAGAGCATCGAGAACACCTGATCGCCCTCGCCAAGCTCCAGAGGGCCGCCCTCGGCGAACGGTACGAGGCTACTATAGTCCTCGCCGCGCTCGTGCTCGAACAGGGTGTACTCGTCCGTGGCGGTCTTGCCGATCATGAGCGGGTACTGGTTCGGCGAGCGGTCGATCCCGTAGGTGCGCGAGAGTTCACCGAACATCCAGAATTCGTGAATCCAGTTGTAGCTCACGTAGCGGTCGTTCGACGCGGACCCGGCCGAGGGGTAGTACCAAGTGACCTCACCGTAGTCGGAGTTCGTAGTGCAGAATACCAGCGACCGCTGAACGGTGTTGAAGTCGCTGAACACGTAATCGCCCACCTCGCTCGGGAGGGGCTTCACGAACCCGTCGTAGCGGAAGAACCCGCGTTTGCCCATCCAGAACGCGAGCGAGCCAAACATGCCGACCGCGTGGCGGGAGATGATCCCGCAGTTCGCGCCGGCCTGAGAGACCTTGTAGATCGCCGTGCCGCCCACGAACTCCATGCGCTGCAGGTCCGTGTCGGTCCAGATCAGGGTCTCGTCCTTGCCCCGGCGACCGCACATCAGTTCCCCGTTCCCGGGGAGGGGGTAGTCGCCCGCGAAGCTGTCGCTCGCCGCGGTCCAGTCCGTGCGGTCGTCCTGATCGGACCACGCGAGGGCCCGGCGATCGCCGTCCGCCCCGAGGGCCACCAGTACGCGCTCGGGCGTTACGACGATCGCGGTCGCGGTAGGCGCGTTCGCGACCGCCGTCAGGTCGTTCCCGGTGTCGAGATCCCACTCGTAGATCTTCCCGGTGGGTACGTGGCACGCGACGAGGACCTCCCCGAACGTGTCGAACTGCCACGAGGAGGCCTCGACAATCTGGTTCTTCACGTCGGAGACGACACCGCCGTACGGGCCCGCGCCATAGAAGCCTTCGCCGTACGCCGCGCCGTCCACCACAGTGGCCTCTTCCTCGCCGGCCACGAGGTCGCCCGGGGTGATCTCCGTCAGCGTACCGACGGAGTATCCCCACACCTTCGACGCGCCGCCGAAAGCGAGGTACATGACACCCACGTCGTCCCTCCAGCCGAGCATGCCGCGGATCGGCTGATCGAACGTGATGTCCGCGTCGGTGCTCAACGTGGCCGCCTGCCAGCCGCCGATCGGCTGTAGGGCCCCCTCGTACCAGCGGACGAGGTTCATGTCGTAAATGCGCCCCATCGACTGATACTCCGTACCGTTGCGATAAGCTCCGGGCGGGTACGCCAGTTTCACGAGCGGCATCAGTAGCTCCCACCGAGCCCGGTATTCAGCAGGCCCCCCGGGCTGGAGACATCTAACGGGGCCGGATCGTTCGGGGCGAGCAGGCCTTGGGGCTCCACCATCGACCCGAACAGTCTGCCGACCTCGGTCTGACCCGTCTGCCTCGCGACGTTACCGGCCCCCTGTGTGGCGACCCGGGCGAGCGCGCCCGACCGGATCAGTTCGCTCGCCCGTTCGGCGCCGCCATCCTCCAGCAGAAGCTCGCTGATGAGTTCCCCGACCCGCTGACGGCGGGACTCCATGTTGAACAACTCCGAACGCACCGCGCCCGAGCTTACCGTCGGCAGCCCCGGATCGAAGGCGGGGAACGCCGCATCAATCGCCGCCTGAAACCGCTCCCGGCCCTGCACGCGATCCATAAGCTCGGCGTACTGTCTACGCGCCGGCCGGAATCCCGGGACGAGTTGGTCGAGGTACGAGTCGAGCCGCTGACTGGCCGCGATCGCGTCGCCGATCTCATGCGAGAGGGCCGGCGGCTTCATCTGCCGGGAAAGAAGCTCCCGGACGGACTGGAGCTCCCGGAAGTTCAAGTTGTTGACCCCGGACGCGGAACCGCGTACCCGGGCAAGAATCTCGTTCGTAACCGGATTGGACCGAAGGAAGCGCAGGAGCTTCGGGTCGTCCACCGCCACGTTCGTGTCCTCCAGCGGCTTCCAGATAGCGCGCTTCGCCGCCGCCACCTGCTCGGGGTTCACCCGAGCGCGCAGCGCCGTGATGGCCGTCTCCGGCCGACTGACGGCCGTTCGCAGTGCGCCCGGCGCCTGCGCGCCGAAGGCAGGGATGTCGGCGAGCACCGCATCGTCGCCGAGCGCCCGTACGGCCCCGGGAAGATCCCCGGGCGCCAAGCCGGCCCGCTGTGCCGTCCGGGTGAGCGCCGCCCGTGCCGCCTGCGACGTGGTGCGGAAAAGCCCTCCAGCGACGCGCATAGCGGCCTGACCGCCGGCAACTGCGCCCTGCGCCCCGACCCCTAGCATAGCCCCCGCCCCCGCGCCGGCCGCCGTCGGAAGTGCCCGTTCGACGGGACCGCCCTCGGCCTCGCCCGCGGCGATAAGTCCGCCCTCAATAGCGCCCGTTCCGGCCGCCGCTCTCCCGGTACGGAGGGCGCCGCCACCGCCGCGCATCGCGTCGAACAATCCTCGGCCCGCGAACGGAGCGGTCGCGACGATGCCGGCCCCTTCCGCGGCCAACGAGGCGCCGGGGTTCGTCGTGCGGAGCGCGTCCACGCGCTCACGGGAACCTTCTACGGTCTCGTCCCACGCGGCCAGCGCGGCGTCCGAAGCCCCGCGCAGCCCTTCGCCGCCCATGAGGGCCTCGACGCCCGCGCGCTGCGACGCGAAGCCGCCCGCCGCTTCGTCCGCCCACCCGAACGTCGCGCCCTGCGCGAACATGCGGTTGAAGTTCGATACGGGGGAGTGCTCCGTCGCCACCCGAAGATCCTGCGCCCGCGCCTCCTCGGCCCGAACGATCGGGTCCGCGGCAAGCTGGAGCGACATCAGGCCGGGGATCTGCCCGTTGGTGATTTGCCGGATGCGCTCGTTCACCTCGTTGTACGACGCACCCTGCCGCATGGCCTCCTGCGCCCCACGAAGAAGTTGTGCAAGACGTTCGGGGTCCATATTAATTTCCTCCCGGAATCAGGTCGCTGAACTCTCCGGCACCGCCGGAACCGGCCGGGCCGCCGAAGGTCGGGGGAGCGAAGCCGTCCATGCCGCTCTGGGCCCGGAACATCTCCAGAACTTCGGGACCAGCGATCATCTCGTCCTTGATGATGTCGGCCTCCAACCCCTGCAAGGTCTGCTCGATATTCCCGATCGTATCTCCCTCATCGAAACCGAAGTCTCGGTAGATCAGATCGCGAGCCTGTACGGCCGTGATACCGCGGACGCCGGCCTCCCGGTGCGCGATCCTGTCGATGAAGACACCGAGCGCGTTGAGGAACTCCTGCGTCTCCGGGTCAATCCGGTGCCGCTGCGAGAGTACGGTCGTAAGTACCCCGTTCTGCTCGTAGCGGAGCCGGTCGAACCGGAGGCCGCGCAGCGGGTTCTCGGGGTTCTCCGCCATCCGCTGTTGGAGGTAGTTCTTGATGATGCCGTAGCTCAAGCGGTTGGGCACGGCCAGTGACGCCGCCTCGTACTGTTCCGTCGTGAAGCCCTTCGAGGGGTCTGGCGTCTCCGCCAGCCACGGCTCGCCGATGGTCTCCCCCGTCTCCGGGTTACGGAACACGTTGTAGACCTGCCCGTCGGGGCCGAGGAACTCGGTCTGCACGCCGCGCATCGTCTCCGCCTGCGGGATCGCGCCTACGAGAAGCTGACCGTCGAGGCCGACGTAGGCGCCTTTCTTCCCGTCCCACGAAGCGAGTACGACCTCGCCGTTGAGCAGGCGCACCGGCTTCGGCGCTTCCAGATTTCGTTCCGGGGCTTGGGCCTTGCCGAGCGGGGCGATCGTAGCCCCGGTCTGCTTGTTGATGAGGTCCATCGAACCGTCGGGGCGCGTGATGACCTGTGTTTCCAGTTCACCGGGCTCGGGCCGGGACGCCAGAATCGACTTCGCCTCACCGGACGCGAACGTCTGCCCGGCGAGCGCGGCCTTGCCGATGACGGACATCAGTCCGCCCCGCTGCATGTTGCCCGTGGCGAGGAGGCCGGTGGCCCCCGCGCGCATGAGCGCCTGCCGGCGGACGCGATCGTTCTCTCCCGCGCTCAGGCGAGGGTCGGCCGGGCCGGAGAACGCCTGCTCCAGAGGAGGACGTCCCGGGGGCGCGGCCGGCGCTGCCGGAGGTGCCGCAGCGGGGTTAGCCTGCTGCGTCGCGTGCTGGGCGAGAAGTAGCTGCGCGAGCGGAGAGTCGAAGACGGTAGGCATTACTCATACCTCCGGCCAACATCACCGAACCTGTATCGCGAGAGCGCCGGGGGGCGAGGGGCCATCGGGCCCATAGACGGGCCGGCGGACGGCGCCATCGCGCCCATAGACGGGCCGGCGTACGGCGCGGAAGTATTGTAGATCGCCTCGTCGAACGACCCTATTCCGGCCTCGTAACCGGAGGGCCCGGCGGCGGAAGGGCCTTGGAGCCCCGCGCCGAACGTAGCGCCACTGGCGCCGCCCGCGAGCATGCGCTCCATCCATCCGGCACCGTTGCCCTCGATGGTCTTGGACATGCCGTACGGCCCGGTGCTGTTAGCGAGCATCTCCTGCGAAGCGCCCAAGCGGCTGAGGTTGTGCTGCCCCGAACTGAGGGCGAGACCGTGCGCCCCGGTAACCCCCTCCGAGAGCATGCCACCCCGCAGTAGCGCGCGGTGCAGTTCCTCGTTCGACGCGAACGCACCCTGCGCCGCGCCGTACTGGCCGCCGCGGCCGGAGCCGGAGAGTGTGGCCTGTTTGCGGAACTCGTTCATACGCGCGGCCGAGTCTCGGTCGAACGCCGCGAGCGTCGGGTCCATCACGTCCTGCAGGTACGGATTCATCCACGCCCGATAGCTCTCGGGCCCGAAGCCCGGGTCGACGCCGGGGATGCCCGCGCCGATGCCGGCCGCGGCGTTCGAGAGCCTCAGCCCGCCGGGGCGGAGATACTGTTCGATCCACCGCTGCGTCGCCGGGTCGAGGCGCTGCGTGGCCGTCTGGTCCCCGCCCCCGCCCAACAGGCCGCCGAGCGCGCCTAGGCCGGCGGCGATCGCGATCGGGCCGATGGCGAGGGTCTGCCCCGCCACCTCGGGCATGAGGTGTCCAGCGAGAATCGTCAGTGCCGCCGCAGCGACGAACCTAAGAAACGTCGTCATCATCCTGCTCCACTTCTTCGGGGGTGACTTCGGGGGTGACTTCGGGGGCTTGCCCGGCCGCCACGATCGCCGTCAGTTCGTTGACGTGCGCCGCGAGCAGTTTCGTCTGTGCCTGCGACTGCTGGTAGCGCGCGATGGCGGCCTGTACGATTTCCTGCTGTGCGTCAGTCATGGCTATCTCCTTAGTCGGTCCTGCTCGATCCGCGATACCCCGTGCGGCATCAAGGTCGCTACGGAACACGGGGGCTAATCCTGCCGGCCAACGAGCGGGCCATCTCCGCGCCCGCCTCTGCGATCTCCTTCATATCTTTCTCTCCACATCCGTTACAAGGTTTACCCATTGGAGGGATCCTTTGTAAAGAACTGCCGCCAACTAGACCCGTCGTACACCCACCCCTCCACAATCTCCCTCCATGCGGAGCCATCGTACACATAGGGCCTCTGTACCCCCCGCCACGCGGAGCCATCATACACGTTCCATGTCTCTACTGTAAGTGCCATGATGCCTCCTTAGTAGATGAGGTGTAGGGCGCCCTTGTTAGGC